AAGAGATCAAACAGTGTTAAATGCACTTGCGCAAAACTATGATTTTTGCACTCTTAGTAAAACTTGGATGAGTATTGGAAAAATTAGACAACATAGTGCATTTTTAACACTTAAAGGAGAACAAAAAGTGTCTAGTAGATATCTTGAAAATTATAAGAAATACTTAACATGATTACAGTTTATTGGTCAAATAGATATCCTAACTTTGGAGACATTTTAACTCCTTTTGTATTAAATTATTATAATATAGCACATACTATGAGTTCAAATCCAGAGACTAGTGATGCAATGTGTATTGGGTCTATTATACAACGGTCGACTAATAATATGATTGTATTAGGAAGCGGAGTTATGCATAGTAAACATAAATTAAATCCAGATGCTGATTATAGATTTGTTCGTGGGCCATTAACAAGAGAAAAGATATTAAGTGCAGGCGGCTTGTGTCCAAAAATATACGGAGATCCCGCATTACTACTGCCATTATTTTGTAATGAAAGTAAAAAAGAATACGATATTGGAATAGTTCCGCATTATGTAGATTATGATGAAATGAAGCTACAGTATCCAGAATACAATATTATTAATTTAAAAAATCATAATCCTTTAGAAGTTGCTAAAGAAATTACTAAATGTAGACAAATTATTTCTTCATCGTTGCATGGCATCATAGCAGCTCATGCATACGGTATTCCTGCTGCTTGGATTAAATTTTCTAATAAAGTAAAAGGAAATGATATAAAATTTAAAGATTATTTTGCATCGGTTAATGTTGATACACATATTACATCTATATTAGATAACGTAAAATTTAGCACTGGTATATTACCCGATTTAAATAAGATCGAAGAAAAGTTTAAGGAGTTACTATGAACTTAAAAGCAAAAGGATGTAGTACACCTGCACCTAATTTATTACAATTTAGATTATTAAAGTATGCATTAGAAGAATACAGTATTAATATTGAAAAATTAGATCCACTAGTTGATCATAGGAACGGTATTATAGATCTACAAGGAGTACAAATTGGGATTAAGTATCCTAAAGAATACTTAAATCATATATCATTATTAAATCATAAAAAACTATATGATTATTGCTTTGTAGGGCATTTTGAGTCTTTTGGCCGGCAACAGAGTTTAGAACCATTTATAGAAAAAAACAGTTATATTAAACATTCTACTGTCGGTAGGCAAAAAGAAAAATATGATTTTGATACACAATACTACCAAATAATTTGTAATTCTAAATTTGGTCTTGTTCCTAATCATGTTGATGCAAAGCGTCCTAAAAAATGGCAACACCCAAATGCATGGAGTTACAGATTTATAGAAACAATTATTTGTAATACAGTTCCAGTATTATTTTGCGAAAGTCCTCTAGGAAGTAATTGGATCAATGGATTTAAATTTTTATGGAACAACTCTAAATTTGATATTAACGACACTGAGTATCGAGATATAATTAAACATAATACTGCACTAGCAAATAGTCGCTATTTTCTTACACTTGACGAGCTCACTCAAATACAAAATTTATTGTAAACTGCATATATAAATATCTATATGAATAAAGTAGTATTAACCACCGGCGGATTTGATCCTCTACACAGCGGACACATTGCCTATTTCAAAGCAGCACGAGAACTTGGAGATCATCTAGTAGTTGGTGTTAACTCAGATGAATGGCTAACTAGAAAGAAAGGCAGACCATTTATGCCTTTCGAAGAACGTTGTGCAATCATTAAAGAACTATCGTGTGTTGACGAAGTTATTGGATTTAACGACAGTGACGATACAGCAATAAGTGCTATAGATCAAGTACTAGCAACCAAAGGTACAAGTTGGCGTGTTGTGTTTGCTAATGGCGGCGATAGAACAAATAAGACTACCCCCGAGTATGCTACATTCGGCGGACATCAAGATGTAGAGTTTGCATGGAAGGTGGGCGGTAGCAACAAAGCCAATAGTTCAAGTTGGATACTAGACGAATGGAAAACACAAAAGACTGAACGTGACTGGGGTTACTGGCGTGTGTTAGATGACAGACCTGAGAAAGGTTACAAAGTAAAAGAACTTGTGATATATCCAGGCAAGGCACTAAGCGACCAAAAACATTTTAAACGTTCAGAACAATGGATGGTACTGGAAGGTGTAGTTGATATGCAGACTGAGTGGAACGGAAATGTATCAGCACTAAAATTAATACCGCACGGAATACCTTATGAGATTGGCAAGGAAGTTTGGCATCTAGCATCTAACAGTGGTACAGAAAATGCACACATACTAGAAATACAATGGGGTGAGTGCGTTGAAGAAGATATAGAAAGAAGAGACACATGAAAGTATTTGTAGGCTACGACCCAAGAGAAGACATAGCATATCAAGTATGCAAACACAGCATTGAACGGCATAGTCCGACTGCACAAGTTATTCCGCTAAAACAAAATGATCTTAAACGTCAAGGTTGGTATTCAAGATCCCCGGACAAACTTGCTAGTACTGAATTTACATTTACTCGCTTCTTAGTTCCCGAACTTGTTAACTTTAGTGGTTGGGCAGTGTTTATGGATTGTGACATGTTACTTAGAACAGACATTGCAGAGTTGTATGCACAAGCAGATGATACAAAGGCAGTGATGTGTGTGCAACACAACTACGCACCTAAAGAAGGCACCAAAATGGATGGACAAACACAAACAGTTTATCCACGCAAGAATTGGTCAAGTATGATGCTTATCAATTGCGGCCATCCTGCTAACAAAAGACTTGACATTGATTTAGTAAATGAGAAAGAACTTAACGGAGCATACTTTCATAGATTTAGTTGGCTAGAAAGTGATGATCTAATTGGTGAACTATCACCTGAATGGAATTGGTTAGTAGGACACTATAACGAGCCAGAGGATGGTGCACCAAAACTATTACACTACACAGAAGGCGGACCGTGGTTTGAAAACTATAGGAACTGTGAATACAATCAAGAATGGAAACAAGAATTACAGGCGATGATGAATGGGTAAAGTAGCAGCAATAGATAGTACAGGTGGCAACAACTATGCAAGAAAAGGTCACGATTATGATCCTTATTTGCGTAGTTTCATAGAAGGTGTTAGCGGTATAGAATCTAGTTGGGAGGCTGAAGAAAATACTGACAGTACTCTAATAATTAGAGGACTCGGCGGCGGGAGTCAAAAAGCTATTAAACGTTGTTGGGCATCTGGCAGAAACTTTTATGCAATGGACACTGGTTATTTTGGAAACGGCAAACACAAAACTTGGCACCGTATTACATATAACGCACTGCAAAATATGCACGAAATGTTACCGTACGATAAATCAAGGCTAGAATTACAGCTAGGGCCTTTTAAAGAAATATACAAGCCATTTACGTCGGGTTCAAAGATCTTAGTATGTCCTCCCAGTGATAAAGTAATGAATATGTTCGGGCAGGGTACTGCTAAAGAATGGACAGAAAAATTAGTAGCAAATTTATCTACACTAACAGATCGTCCTATTGAAATTAGAATGAAGCCTATTAGAAGCGAACGCATTAGTACAAAAACAATACAAGATGCACTGCAAGACGATGTACATTGTCTGATCACATACAATAGTATTGCTGCTACTGAAGCACTTATGGAAGGCAAACCTGCCATTACATTAGGACCAAATGCAGCACAATTAATTTGCGAAACAGACCTAGCAAACTTGGAAAATCCTAAAATACCTACACGAGACGAAATGTTTGCATTCTTAACACACTTGTCGTACTCACAATTTACACAAGCTGAAATGGAAGATGGAACTGCTTGGCGTATACTACAGGAGACACAAGTATGACTATAACAGTTGCATCCTACCTAATGGGAATACCTCCGGGAAATACCAATCCAGAAAAGCCACAAATTATTGTAAACTTTATTGAAGGAGTATGGGCATGCGGTGATAAAGGCCAAATTGTTTGTGACTATACACCAGTTGACGTAGATGTTGCAGTAGTACAGGGATTCGTGCATCCAAACAGTAAAAATTCTCCACACTTAAATTTACGCAAATCAGTATTTGAAAAACAACAACAAAACGGCAAGCGTAGTATAATTGTAGACAGTAACTTATTTTTATATGCTGATAAAGGAAACTCTAATCAATTTTTACGTTATAGTTATGATGGTGTATTTCCTAACACTGGCGAATATTGTAACGATGATCCTGATCCTGCACGGTGGGATTTAATTAGTAGTCGTTTAGGAATTAAGTTAAAGCCTCGTCAAACTACAGGTAATAATATTTTAATATGTTGCCAGCGTGACGGTGGCTGGAGTATGGACGGCATCCAACTTATGCCTTGGTTAATTAAAACTATCCAACAAATTAGAAAACATAGTGACCGAACAGTTGTAGTTAGATTTCATCCTGGAGATAAAGGCATTCTTAATCATAAAAGAATGTTAGCAAGGTATAGGCTGGCAAATGTACAAGTAAGTCATTCTGATCATATATTACAAGACTTTGCTGCTTCATATTGTGTAATAAATTATAATAGTAGCCCAACAATAGCAGCAGCTATTGAAGGTATTCCTACTATTGTATTAGACCCAACTAACAGTCAAGCAGCAGAAGTATCTCATCATAAGTTGGCTGATATCGAAACGTTAAAAGAATTTGACAGAGAAAAGTGGATTCATAAAATGGCGCAAATGCATTGGACACTAGACGAACTTAAAGACGGAACAGCATGGAAGCACCTAAGGAAGTGGGCAATAAAATGAGCAAGGCAATAACAGTAGTAACAACATTTCACCCAGCAGGGTTATCAAAGTACGGTCAGCGTATGATTGATAGTTTTGCATTAAACATTGACAAGCGTATTAAGTTGTTAGTGTATGCAGAGGATTGTAAGCCTGTTAATCCTGATCCAAGCCGCATTGAGATATTAGATGCAAAGGTAGCATTACCTAAACTAAATGCATTTAAATCAACATGGGGACATGTTCCTAAAGCTAATGGTGACATTACTAATGAGCCACAGCGCCACACACGCAAGGACTGGATGAAGAAATTCAAGTGGGACGCAGTTAGGTTCGCTAATAAAACATACGCAGTGTATGACGCTTGTGTGCGTTCTAAGGACTGGTGTGTGTGGATGGACGCGGATACATATGTGCATAGCCCTTGGACGTACGAAGACTTTGCCGCGCAGTTACCAGACAACTCTTGGATCACTTATGTAGGCAGAGGCAAAGGATCGCAGACATGGCCAGAGTGCGGCTTCTACGGATTAAACTTAAATCATCCTGTGTGTCACGAGTTCCTTAAAGAGTTTGAAAGAGTATACGAAGAAGCAGACAACGGAATATTCTTGTTAGAAGAATGGCATGACAGTTTTGTGTTTGGAAGTATATTAAACAATATGAAATTACAATTTCCTAATGCACACGATTATAGTGCTGAAATGTATTTGCGTGAAGCAAAGTCAGGAGGCGGAGGTCATCCGTTAATTAATGGCGTACTAGGCAAATGGATTGACCATATGAAAGGTGGACGCAAAGACGCAGGCAAGTCGCAACGCAAAGACATCATGGTTAACAGAACAGAAGATTATTGGAATGAAATTTAGTTTATGGACGGATTATGGCGCACTTAATAGCAAACCGGTTTTTGACGCTTTTGCAAATAGTCTTAATGACAATGGGCATACTGTTGTTTATAACGATAGTAGTGCCAACGTTAACGTTATTTGGAGTGTTCTTTTTCACGGCCGCATGGCTAGAAACAGGCAAGTTTGGGATCAACACAAACCTACAATAGTGTTAGAAGTAGGAGGCATTAAACGTGGTACGACATGGAAAGTAGGGCTCAATGGAATTAATCGTGATGCTTATTTTAGCAGTATGGGTAATAATTCTGTACGTGCTAATAGCCTTGGGTTATATTTAAAGCCTAGACGCAGTGGCGATAACATTCTTATATGCGGACAACATGATAAGAGTTTACAATGGCAAGATATGCCGACAATGCAGCAATGGGTAACAGAAACAATAGCTACAATTAAAACAGTTAGTGACCGTCCTATTATATTTAGACCGCATCCTCGTTGCAGAGTAAACGTAGACAGTAGTGTTACAGTACAAACTCCTAACAAGATTCCCAACTCGTATGACGACTTTGACATGAGCTTTGATAACATATGGGCAACAGTAAGTTGGAACAGTAATCCAGGTATACACAGTGTAATTAATGGAGTCCCGGCGTTTGTAGGCAAAAGCTCACTAGCGTATGATGTTGCTAACACATTGTTGCTGTGGATAGAAAATCCACGTATGCCAGACAGAACACAGTGGCTTAATGACTACGCACATACTGAATATACACTTGAAGAAATATCACAAGGAATTCCATTAAAGAACTTGACTTCTAAGCTAATCTAAGCTATAATACATGTATGATATTAAATTTAGAAGATTGCTTAGAACACCTTGCAGGCATGCGTGAGTCACCTGTAAAATTCACTATCGAACAAACTGACTTTACTATTGTGACTAGTATTGCTAGACAGTGTTTTAAAGGTATGGCACTAACTGATAGACAGTCTGCACTTATGCAAGAAAAACTGTTGCCTTATCGTGAACAATTTACTAATATAGATTGGGACTTTGATTATGCAGTTACGCAATTACGTCAGCCATTGCGCAGCATTGATAGAAGCAAATATATTAAATTGCAAGACGACAACATTGTAGTTAGGTTTCCTTTTAACAAAACTGACATCTGTTACATACACGAATTTGCAAATAATGCTGAAGGGTATTATCATCAAAAAGGCACTCATATACACGAATTTACATATAACGAACGTAATATATTAAACTTATTGGATCGGTTTACAAAAAAAGAATTTGCAATTGACGAAGAATTATTAGAAATTTACAACAAAATAAAAGTTATAAATGATAATCCACAAGATCATCTTAGCGGTATAGGCGACGATTATAATTTAATTAATATTAATCCTACACTTGTAGTTACGATACAAGATGAAGTCGGCGATACGTCTGCTGAAAGTTTTACAAAACTTTATGATCGTAGATTTAGATACGGGTTTAATCATGTTGCCAACTTAGACAAGGCAAGTAATCAACTTGTGCATGAAATTGCTTCACGCAAAGATAAAACATATCACAGTAAGCCTAGTGTTCAATCAACACAAGATGTGCTAACTGCATTATGGGAGTTAGACAGATTTCCGTTATTAGTTGTACTGGATCCTACACATGCAGAAGAACAATTATATACGTTTGCAAATCATTATAGGGACATATTAGATTCAAACGAACAAAGTGTGTTGTTTCGGGCAGAGGAAAAGGACGCAGGCTTTAACCAATTGATTAAGGACAGAAAATTAAACAATTGGGTTGACAGCACTACAAAAGTAGTGTATATTAGTAAGAGTAAGTTACCAAAGTTACTTGTTAAAAATAATTGGAAGCCTAATGCTACATTTAGTTTTACAAGTTCAATGGACCGTTTTGTGGACAGTTATGTTTCATTTAACTGTGACTTAATAGTATACAGAGAAGAACAAATGAGTCCAATGAGGAGACATTCAAAATATTATGGCTAGTTGTAAATTGATTATTGAAGACGAAGTAAACATTAAGATCGAAGGTCTTGATGTAGATGTACGACGACAACTTGCCAACGCATTAAAGTTTGAGGTTCCTTATGCAAAGCATATGCCACAGTATAAACTAGGACGCTGGGACGGCAAAGTTGCTTTCTTTGGTATTGGCGGCAGCGGCTACGTTAATCATCTTGATGTAGTACAGCGTGTGCTTACAAAGAATAATGTTGAAATTGCAGACATTGACGACAGGCGAATGCACATTAGTTTAAACTTTAAACACGTAACAGAAGACTACTGGAAGGACCAAGGAGTTGTTTGGCCTGAAGGACATCCTGCAGAAGGTGAAGATATTATTCTGCGTGACTATCAAGTAGAAGCAATTAATACATTCTTAGATAATCCACAGAGTTTGCAACAGATTGCTACTGGTGCAGGCAAATGTCGAACTTATGATTCTACAATGGATATAGATGTAGGTAATTCTGATTTTGCTGAATATTTGCTAAATAAAGTAAGAAATAGCAACTGGAGCAATTCTATGAACGTAGCAACTTTTTGTAAAACATATCAGCGAAAAATGTGGAAGTCGATGATTACTAGGAAAAAATTAGATTTCACCTTATTGGATGTAATAACGTTCAACAATGAGCAACTTTATTACATACCGTATAATGGATATCATAAATTTACAGTAAGTACTTCACAATGCTTAAAGTGTAATGCAGCGCTAGTTATCGGATTTAGAAAAGATGAGTTTATAGTATCAACATGCAAATGTTCAGCAGATAACAAGAATTATGCTACTTTAGAAAAGTTATCAACTGTATTTCCTGTAAGTGAAGCAAATGACGTATTATCATCATTTGCAGAGCGAAAAACACGGAATTTACAAAATGTACTAACTCATTGGACATCGCGTGGACATACTCACGAGGACGCAGTACAATTAGTGTCAGACGTACAAGCGAGTCGATCGTCACTGTCACCTGCTGCACAGAAAGGTGCACGGGGGTATTCGATGAGAACCCCCGAATACTGGATTAAGCAAGGGTATTCTAAATCAGACGCTGTGCAGAAAGTAAGTAATCTTCAAGTTACAAACGGCTTAGAGTTTTATGTTAACAGATATGGCACTGATGAAGGCAAAGTACAGTACGATAAGCGAATGACAAAATGGTTAACATCATACACTCGTGCTATGGAACTAGATCCTACAATTAATGAAAGAAAAATGGTCGGGTTTTGCAAAGCATCAAAAGAGTCGTTAACCGTGTTAATGCCAGTCTATGAAAAGTATAACGATAAAATTCGTATATACTTAGGCATTGACGGAAATACTGAATATTTTTTGCGCGACGACGATAGTATACGATTTTATGATTTTACGATACCCGAGCTTAAAATAATTGTTGAGTTTAATGGATCTAAGTTCCATGCTAATGCAGAGTTATTATCTGAGCAACAACTGTTAGAATGGAAGAGCTTATTTTCAAATGAATCAGCAGACTTGGTTATTGCAAAGGATACTGTAAAGCGAAAAATAGCAGAATGGCACGGATACACATTGTTAACAATTTGGGATACTGACGACGTTGACCAAGCAATTACTAAAATTACAAATTTAATAGAAGAAAAACTTAATGAAATTTAACATACCAATAGGGGAACTAGCAGAGTCGATCGCGAAGTACAAAGGAGTACTATTAAACGATAACTGCGAAATTAATATTAAAGATCTTGATTGTAAAGTTAATACACCATCAGGAACTGCTACTATTAATATTATAATTAAAAAAGAAAAGTTAGAAGGCATAAAACTATTACTTGCAAATGGTGTAGAAATAAAGTGTGCTAATAAGCATATATTAAGATATAATAATGCAGACGTATTTGCAGATTCATTAGCAATTGGCGACTCGGTAGAAACTATTAACGGGAATGTTAAGGTTAGTAGTATTAACAATATTGACGATACTACATTTTACGATATCGGAATAGATGCACCGTACTTATATTATGATGCAGACGGAGTATTACATCATAATACAATTACCACAGCAACTCTAAGTCATATAACTGAGCCTTACGGACGTAGCATAGTTATTGTTCCTAACAAGTCGTTAGTAGAACAAACAGAAGAAGACTATGTTAACTGTGGGCTCGACGTTGGTGTGTACTTCGGCGACAGGAAGATGCTAGGTAAGACTCACACAATTTGTACTTGGCAAAGTTTAAATATACTTGACAAGAAAAACAAGGACGGCACAGCAGCACTAAGTCTTGCAGAGTTCTTAGAAGAGGTATCTACAATCATTGTTGACGAATGTTTTGATGGCAACACTCTTATCACAACACCAAGTGGTCAAGTGCCTATTAAAGATTTAAAGGCGGGCGACAAAGTAATTAATCTATGTGAAAAAACAAAACAATACAAAGAAGATACAGTAGTTAAAGTTCATAAAAACTTAACACATAGTCAAAGTGAAAAAATGCTAGAGATAGAGTTTGACAACGGCATAAAAACTAAAGTTACTGCTAACCATAAATTTTTAACAGACAATGGCTGGGTTAGAGCAGACCAATTAACTGAAGATTTAGAAATTATTGACATAAATACATATAGCTAAAGGAGAAGTATTTATGGCAAAACAATTTGATATAGAAAACTTTAATAAAGTTTTAAAAATAAATCATCAAAAACTGCAAGCAGAAAAAATAACTGGTAAAAAAGTTATTCTATCAAATGGATTAATCCTTGAGTCTGAGAGAGACGTGCGTCTTTGCAAGAAACGAGTAATGTCAGGAGATAATGTTTGGAAAGAAAATTTTGACATACTTTACAGTATCAATAGTGATGACAGAGAATTGGCCGAAAAAAAGTGTAGATCCTTGACTTCTGTGCAAGGCGGAATCAAATGCCAAGAAAAGCATGGAAAAAAAATTAAATCTAACCTAAATACAGGAACGCCATGGAATAAAGATATGAAGGGAAACTATCCTTATTCTTATCCGCATTCAGCTGAAACAAAAGAAAAGATAAGTGTTGCTAATACTGGCACAAAAAACGGCATGTACGGAACAATGATGACCGCAGAACAAAAAGAATATAGAAGTAACTTAATGAAAGAAAAAATTCTTTCAGGAGAGTTTACTCCAAATTCTAATAATAGAAATACTCATTGGGATTCGTATTATAAAAATAAAAAATATAGAAGCAGCTGGGAATCACTTTATCAATATTTCGATCCTGATGCCGAGTATGAAACTTTAAGAATACCTTATGTTTTTGAATGTAAAGAACATATTTACATAATAGATTTTGTTAATCATAAAACTAAAACTGCAATTGAAGTAAAACCTAGAGAACTTTTTAATGACCAAAAAACACAAACTAAAATATCTACCGCCGAAGAGTGGTGCAATGCTAATGGATATAATTTAGTATTAGCAGATAAAGAATATTTTATAACTCGGCCAATGCCTGATGATTTGACCGAATTTGATACTAAAACACAAAATAAAATTAGGAAACTTTATGAAGTTAATCAGTAAAAAAGAAATCGAAAAGCCACACGAAACTTATAATCTTCATGTAGAAACGGACCATAACTATATTGCAAATGATGTTGTAGTTTCAAACTGTCACATGGCCAAAGCAGAAGTACTAAAGAACTTACTTACACGCAACTTAAAGAACGCTCCGATTCGTTGGGGACTAACTGGCACAGTGCCTAGAGAGAAGTTTGAGTTTGAAAGTATTCACGCAAGCTTAGGTCCAGTAGTTGGAAGCATTACAGCAAAGTCGTTACAGGATCAAGGAGTACTATCAGCGTGTCATGTTAATGTATGTCAGCTGATTGATGTTGTAGCACATTCGGACTATCAAGGTGAACTAAAATACTTAACATCAGATCCAGCACGTTTAGCATACATTGCGAGTATGATGAATAACGTATCACAAACAGGCAACACACTAATCTTAGTAGACAGGATTAGTGCAGGACAAACACTGGCAGAACTTATACCCGGCAGCACTTTCGTAAGTGGTGCAGTTAAAGTAAAAGACAGGAAGGAAACATATGATACAATTCGCGAGGGGACTAACGAAGTTATTATTGCAACATATGGTGTCGCAGCGGTGGGCCTTAATATCCCTCGCATTTTTAATCTTGTACTCTTGGAGCCTGGCAAATCATTTGTAAGAGTAATACAAAGTATTGGTAGAGGCGTTCGTAAGGCAAAAGACAAAGACTTCGTACAAATTTGGGACTTGACATCAACATGCAAGTTTGCGAAGCGACACTTAACTCAACGTAAGAAATTTTACAAAGAAGCTGAGTACCCATTTACAATTGAGAAAGTGGACTGGAATTAAATTATGAGAATATTAACATTAGAAAATGAGTGTTTTAACTTAGATGACTTACCCGAAACAATAGAAGATGATGTACGCTTTAGTGTACTAGATAATAGTAACCCTAAAGAACCTGACTTCTTTTTTGTTCCGTTAATTTTCTTAGAATCATTCAGCGCACCTGCAATGGTGTTGGATATTGGCGGGCATGAAGTAACAATGCCAGTTGATTGGAGTGTTGCAGTTGGGTGTTCCGAAAGCGGAATGGATCTAGAAGTGTTGCCACTGACTAGTATTAATGACAGAGGATTTGAAGCATTTCTTTTTAATCCATTAAGTAGTTTTAAAACAGACTTTGCAGAAATTAAAATTACTAATTTCTATACAGATGTAAAATGGTATTTTCCTAAAATGAAAAATGGACAACTACTAAGTATCCCAATCACTGAAGGTAAAAATCCTCTGTGCGCATTTTTTGTTAAGGATATAAGTAGACAATGCGAAGTGATAGAATATAGCCTATTAATGTAAGGAGAATTATGATGGGAATTAAAGCAGGCAAAGTATGGGGATCAACGGAACTGATCCATGCTAACGGAGCATTAGAGTTCCACCGCATTAACTTTAATGCAGGATACAAGTGTTCAGAACATGCACACGAATTTAAATGGAATGGCTTCTTTGTTGAGTCGGGCAAGATGATTGTTCGAGTTTGGCAAGATGATCAAGGACTAGTTGATGAAACTATTCTTGAGGCTGGAGACTTTACACAAGTGAAGCCTGGCAAGATTCATCAGTTCGAAGGATTAGAAGATGGTGTTGCATTTGAGTTGTATTGGGCAGAGTTTAACCACGATGACATTGTAAGACGTACTTCAGGAAGTAACGTTGTCAAATAAAATGATACCTGGAGAAGCATTAATATACGAGCGCAACGACGGTGTTGTGTATGCTCATTATCGAGACCCTCCGCACAATACAATACCACGTTGGATCATAGGCGGTGATCCTGCAGGAATAGCAAGAGCCCAAGGCGACTTGTTAAACTATGCAGAGTGGCAAGAGCTATGTAAACTGAGCTTAGAATATCCAACATTAAAAAAGCTATTAGACAAGTTAGTAACAACGTATTACACAGTTAAGGAACACAAATGAGAATAATAGCAGGACCTTGCCAACACGAGTCCTTAGGACAGTCTGCACAAATTGCACAACGATGCAAAGAAGTGTGTGCCAAGTACGGCATTGAATACTACTTCAAAGCAAGTTATGACAAAGCTAATCGCAGTAGTATGCAAGGCAAACGCGGCATGGGACTTTCTAAAACTATGTACGACTTTAAAATATTAAAAGAAGTACACGGTGTTAAAATACTTACTGACGTACATGACATAAAACAAATTGCCCTAATGGTGCATTATGATGTTGTTGACGTATTACAAATTCCTGCATTCCTTTGTCGACAAACTGACCTAGTACAAGCGGCATGTGCAACAGATAAAATTGTTAATATTAAAAAAGGACAGTTCCTTGCTCCGTGGGATATGAAAGGTATACTAAGTAAATGTGACGAAGCCAAAGAGCTTTGGATCACAGAGAGAGGAACTAGTTTTGGATATAACAACTTGGTTGTTGATTTCACCGGCATTGATTACATGCTTAATAATTTTAGGGTGCCTGTGGTTTTTGATGCCACACACAGCGTACAGAAGCCTGGTGGTCTTGGAGGTTCTAGCAGTGGCAACAGGGATTATGTTCCTGGCTTATGCCGCGCAGCTAGTGCTCTTGGCGTTACCAACTTTTTCTTAGAAGTACACCCTGATCCAGACAACGCACCTAGTGACGGTCCTAACATGTTACGACTAGACGACTTTGAAAGTGTCGTAGCAGATATAGCTACAATTAACGCGGTTATAGCTACAATTAACGCGGTGGTATAATGAAAGGTAACAAATGTTAAAAAAACTTAATCTATCGTTAAGCAATAGGTGTAATGCCAATTGCATTTGGTGTCCTGTTGAACGAGGAACAAAACATAATTTTGATTTAAGTTACGATTCTATTGTTAAGATTATAGAAGAAGTAGAGAAACTAGAACAACTCCGTTGGTTAAAAAACGGTTTACAAATTGGTTGTTTGAGTGTATACTATAATGGAGTAGAGATAAACGCACCGGGGGATGTAATCGAATGGCAGCAGAAAAACTTGCAATAAAAGAAATCCTCAGTTGGATTGACAATGGCGAAAGCACAATATGGGATCAGTTAGAAGACGACCATAAGAAGCAGATTAGCTTTTGGTTGTTGAATAGATATGTCAGTGGCATACAAGGTAGTCGTGACAAGCAAGAGCTTGCTGTGCTTAAAACTAATGAATACTACAACAAGCACTTTAACGATATTGGAGTAAGTAAGGACAAAGGTCATCCAAAGTTATTATGGAAGTTGTTGTGTATGTGTGGCAACACAGGCAAGAACGAATTCCATCCTTGGATTGGTTTTAAGAAACGTGACGGCAGCACAGGCAAAGCAATGTCGCTGTTAGAAAAACTAAATCCAAATATGAAAACAGACGAGGTTGAACTACTTGCTAGAATATCTACAAAAAAAGAACTCAAAGCACTTGCAGAGGAACATGAAATTGCAATCAAGCTCTAAGCCATATGTATGTGAATACTGTAACTCAGGCTACGTGCGTGAGAGTACACTTATGGCGCACTTGTGTGAAAAGAAACGCAGAGCATTGCAAAAGGATGAGCGCAGAGTACGCTTGGGGTTTTATGCATTTAATCAATTTTATAAATTAAGTGCAGGTGCAAAAAAAGATAAAACCTATGAAGAGTTTTGCAAAAGCAGTTACTATAATGCATTTGTAAAGTTTGGTAGTTTTGTATCTAATGTAAAACCGTTGTATCCTGAGAAGTATATGAATTATGTTGTAACCAGCGGCGTTAAACTTGATCACTGGTGCAGAGAAGAAATGTATGAAACATATGCAACCGATCTTATTAAGAAGGAAGGTGTAGAGACTGCACTGGAACGTAGTGTTGAAACTATGGTAGAATGGGCACAAGAAAATAATAGTGTGTGGAATCATTACTTCTTATATGCGTCGCCTAATAGAGCAGTATGGCATATTAAGGATGGAAAGATTAGTCCTTGGCTGATGCTTAATTGCAAAAGCGGAAAAGAGATGTTAGGTAATTTTAATGATGAACAACTAAGTATGATCTACAATATTGTAGACCCGAAACATTGGGGTGTTAGATTTAAAAGACAAACAGTAGATGTACAATTAGTCAAAGATGTTGTAAAGGAAAGTAAACTATGAAATTAATTAAATATCCAAATGAAATGTTAGCACGTGAAGTTAAAGACGTTGACTTAGAGAATCCAGGATTTGATCCTGTAGAACTTAAAGCAGAAATGGTTAAGTTTATGATTGATAACAACGGCATTGGCCTTGCTGCAAATCAAATTGGACTAGACGCAAAAGTATTTGTTATGGGAGACAGTGTAGAAAATAGTACAATATGTATTAACCCTACAGTACTCCAGTATACAGAAGAAACACAAAATGACATCGAAGGATGCTTGAGCTTTCCTAATGTGTACGTTAAAATTAAGCGCCCAACAGAAATACTTGCAGAATGGTATAATGAAAATTTAGAAAAACAAACTGTAAAAATTGACGGGTATAGTGCTAAGTGCTACTTGCACGAACTAGATCATCTGTTAGGCATTACTATGAAAGATCGTGCAAGTAAACTTAAATGGAACATGGCAACTAAGAAAGGAAAAAAACTTGCGTAAAATTACAAAATGAATACAACTACTAACATATATATCGTGCATACCTTTAAAAAAATAGGAGATGGATGGAATCGTTTCCACGGAGTGTACAGCAGTAAAGAACTTGCAGACAAGGCAGGAAAAGACTATTGTGAAACATGGGGTGAAGAAGATTCGTTACATTACCATGTAACATTAAAAGCACTAGATGACATTATAAACGGAGTACAGCACTAAATGGATATTGATATTGACTTTGCAGACAGAGATATTATATTATCTCAACTAGAACATCGTGTGGCAAAGTTAAACACAGGCAAGAAGCACAACACCGGAGTCTACGCAACGGAGATTCCACACAACCCTATTGACAACTTGGCTACGGTTGAACATAAGGCAGCAGACGAACGTGGCTATTTTAAATTAGACTTCCTTAACGTAAGCATCTATAAAGACGTTAGGGATAATGAACACTTAACACAATTAATGGAAAGAGAACCCCTATGGCAACTTCTGGAACACACGGACTTCAGCGACAAAGTCTTTCATCTGAACGGGCACGGCAAACTATTGAAGCAATTGAAACCGTCGTCGGTAGAGCAATTGGCAGCAACACTAGCGATCATTCGACCAGCGAAACGGCACTTGAGTGGAAGCAATTGGAATTTGATTTTTCAAGAAGTGTGGACGAAACCGACAGACAATAGTTACTACTTCAAGAAAGCACACGGCACCTCCTACGCAGTGGCATGCGTAGTACACATGAATTTACTATGTGAAGAACTTAGTCCTTAGGTCTTCGAACTAGTTGAACACTTTTGCGTTTAATGCGTTTAACTGATAAGTTATTTAAATTAACGCATGGCCCTATAGTTACTTTAACATCTTTTGAATTCATAGTCATAATTGAATATCTAAATGGTTCTATCTCACCACGTAAAAATATATTAATAGGAATCATTCGATTTGATTCCCACCACCACGCTTCACCTAGTTCTAGGAATGCACGTTGTTCAAGCTCTGATTTAATGTCTGTGTAGATATACATACTTGTTACAGTCACATCTTGATTGATAATGATTCCGATGTATTCGTTACCGCCGTATGTTACTACGCTTAGGAATGGAAAATTTTCTTGTATATCTTTAGTTAACATGTAATTCCGATAAATATTAGTATGCAATTGTTACCTAGATATTTATGCAACCATACAACCACTGTCATAGCAAATATGGCGGGATTTATTACGGAGTACAGACCAGTGTATAGTAAACAGCTTCAAGTATATAAAGGCATAGACAATGTGCTAGAATTTAGATTGTTAAACGCAGATCAGAAGCCTGTAGATATTACATCGTATACGCCAAAGTTTGTTGCATTTGATGAAATTAATCAAATGGTATTAGAAAAAGATGCTACAATATTAGACGACGGATCAACAGTTACTAGAGGTAAGTTTAAACTTACAGTAACAGAAAATGAGTTATTGAATGTTAAACAACAATATCTCAGCTACAATATCTATCTAGTAGAAACAGATGGTGACAAAGTCCTTACATATTCACAACCTAACTTTGGTAATGACGGAGTTATATATGTTAATGGAACAACGTTCCCAGGCCCGCTCAACTCATATTCAGTCACTTCTTTCGAACAAGAAGGAGTTGGTATTAACACGTGGTATAGTGAAACAGTTGACGCACAACCTGGTATTAACGGCAACGAAGCATTGCATACCGCAGCAGCATATACAAGCTCGTACATAGGTGATATAATAGTACAAGCTACTTTGGATAACCAAGTTACAGGAACCACACAGTGGGCTGATATTGCGACTATGCAGCTAGGTGGATCGGAAACTACACCAACTCCTGTTAACTTTAACGGAGTGTTTAGCCACATACGTTTTAAAGCAACAGCAAATCCAGCAGACAAAATAACTAAAGTATTAGTCAGAAATTAATTGACAAACATAATATTGATGCTATAATAGTAGTATGAGTATTGTATCCGACACAGTAACAGCACACTTGCCTTCAAAGCGTAAGACTACTCCTAGTGGGTGGCAAATCTTCAGATTAAATTTGTTTTAACTGCGGACTGTATAAATATTGCTATGATAATATATAAAATTACAGCGCCAAACAGTAAGCAATACATTGGTCAAACTATTTCAACCCTTGACGAAAAAATACAGTGGTACAAAAAGTCTGCTAATAATGATAAAACTAACAGATATATTTTTAATTCTATACGCAAGTACGGTATAGAGAATATGAAATTTGAAGTAGTTGAAGAGAGTAGCACTTGGTCTAAAAAAGAACTTGATGATAAAGAAATTTACTATATTAATAAGCTCGAGACATATTACACGTTAGGAAAAGGATATAATATGACTTATGGCGGCGACGGGTTAGACTCCGAATCGGCTAGTCGTGTTATAACAAAATGGTATCAAACTATGACCGAAGAAAAGAAACAGCAAAAATCTCACAATAGTTCTGTTGCTCAGAAGAAAAGATACAACACTAATCCTGACAGTGACGAAACGCGAGAAAAAAAGAAAAAGTCTCATCAAGGTACTTATGTTATAGAATCCCCAGAAGGAGGCGTCTATTATGCAGACAATGGATTAAAAGAGTTCTCGGAACAAAACAAAGAAGAACTTGGCGTAACTTATTGGCAACTTTTTAATGCGTACAGAAAATTATACCAAGACACTATAACTATTAGAGAACAAAAAAACTTAAACAAGTGGAAAGTTACTCGTGTTGACAAATAGCATCTGCGAAATAATATTGTCTTATTGGCAATTAGGAAGAAAAACAAAAACTACTCCAAGTGGATGGATCTCCGGAAATGCGCCGTGTTGCCATCACAACGGCAACACTGCTGACACAAGAGGTAGAGGCGGCATGATTGTCAGCGGCAACCACATAAGTTATTCCTGCTTTAACTGTGGATATAAAGCTAGTTGGCAACCAGGTAGAGCGGTGTCTGTGAAGCTACGTAAGCTTCTACAGTGGCTGGGTTGCACTGATGATAGCATAACTAAGCTCACGTTCGATGTAATGCGTATAAACGAAGGTGTGCAAGTAGCAGAGCGTAAGATAGAAATACCTACGTTTGAAACTGTTCCTCTTCCACCTGATGCAGTTAAGATTACAGACATTACAGAGTTTAATAAGTTTAGCATGGCTATACTTGAATACATAGCAACTCGTAACTTGGACTTGGATGATACAGAATACTACTGGTGTCCAAGTCTTGCATACAGGGATAGACTTATTATTCCTTTTTACTTTGAACAGCGTATTATAGGATGGACTGGTAGAACTATTACAGCAGACAAGAAGCCTAAGTACATGAACGAACAGCAACCAGGATTTGTATACGGACTAGACAAACAAACGTATGATAAAGAGTTTGCTATACTTGTTGAAGGTCCAATGGATGCTATTCACATAGACGGATGTGCGCTGGGCGGTAGTGAGATTAATGATGCACAAGCATTACTGCTTAACAGACTAGGCAAAGAGATTGTAGTTGTACCTGACAGAGATCACGCAGGCAAGAAACTTGTAGAAGATGCCATTAGTAGAGGCTGGGGAGTTAGCTTACCTGAATGGGACCAAGAGATTAATGATGTAGGCGATTGCGTAGATAAGTATGGTAGACTATATACTTTATACAGTATTGCTAGTGCTGCTGAAACTAGCCCACTTAAAATTAGACTGAGAGCAAAAAAATGGTTCGTATAAAAAAGATCTGCAAGAAAGTATGGGGATGGATAACATGGCCCTACCACAAAATTAAAGAAGAGATTAAGTTCCGCAAGCGTATGAAAGAGCTTAAAAAACGTGACCCATTTATATATAAATGATTGACGCAGTAGGCGCAGCACAAGTTGTAAGCAGCTTTAAACGACAACAATATGTCGGAGATGATATACATGTATCGCATGTTAAGCATGTAGAACGTGCAGGTGCTAAGGTAGTAGAATCAGTTGAATATGTAACATACAATGCACAAGGAAGACATGAAGATCCTTACAAACAGCCAGGAACAGCAGTGGATATAATAATATGATTACTTGGGGCATAGTTGGCAATAGTCACGATGCAAGCATTGCAGTATTTAAAAACGACAATTTAAAATGGGCGGGACTTGCTAAAGACTTTAGTAAGATACCAAACGATCCACACCTTAACAAGAAGCTAATACGTAGAGCAATGCGCTTAGGTAAACCTAACAAAGTTATTTGGTACGAGCGCCCATTCCTTAAAACACTAAGACAGTTTTATGCAGGGCAAGGCTGGCTAGGCAAAGAGAACAACATACATCGTTATCTAACAGAGTACGGCATTCATTGCCCAATAGAATATACCCAACACCACTTGAGCCATGCAGCCTATGCGTACTACACGCAACCCGAAGACGAGTGTGCAGTAGTATGTTTAGACAGCATTGGCGAGTTTGAGACCTTGACAATATGGCACGGAAAGAACAACACGCTAAAGAAAATACACAGTCAGGGCTATCCACATAGCCTAGGATTGTTCTACAGTGCTATGACACAACGACTAGGCCTACAAGCACAGCGTGATGAATACTTAGTAGCCCAGTGGGGAGCCAAAGGAGATAAGCATAGGTTCTTCTTTGATATGATGAAAGAGCTAGTACAAACAACTGGCATAGGTGCAGACCCTTACATTAAGATGCGTGAGAATATGCATCGAGGTGTTAGCTGGTGGAGGCCTGAACTAACTAGCCAAGAAGACTTGAACGACATTGCAGCAGCCACACAAGCAGTGTTTGAATACTGTGTTGTCAACATAGCAGCATGGACAAAAGTATACACAGGCTGCAAGCACCTAGCACTAGCAGGCGGTGGCGCACTTAACCGTGACGCAGTAGACTTGCTTAGAGATAAATGGGACACAGTACACGTACCGCAGAACCCAGGCGACCCAGGTAGTTGTATAGGCGCAGTACTAGCAAAGACAAAACAACGAATAATATTAAAAGGACAATGGCACTAATGGCAAAGAAGAAGCTAAGAGCACAAAAGTCATTCCGATTTACGCCACCTGAAGCTAAAGGAACAGATAAAGTACTAATTACATCAGGATGTAGTTTTGCCGAGACTTCCAATGAAACAACCTGGCCAATACACCTACAACGTATACTAGTTGATAGAACTAAATTTCCAACAGACCAATTCATAAGCTTGGGGCTAGGCAGTCAAGGAAACGGTCTAATATCTAGAAAGCTAATACATAGTGTACACGAGCAACTTAAAGTTAAGAAGCCTGAAGATATCTTAGCATGTATTATGTGGAGTGGTCCTTCGAGGCATGAACAATACTCGAATGACAGAGATGTAATTCTTAGACTTAAACACGGATCAAATTTAGACGAATGGATGGACAATCCAACTCGTGTAGTTGAGAAAGACGTCGACGGTGGCTGGATTTTATATAACGCCCATTGGAAGATACCCCAGGCTAGAAACTATTACAGATACATCTACGACGAAGTGTATTCACAAATACAAACTCTAGAACATATTATTAGAACACAAAATTATTTAAAATTACATAATATAAAATATGCTATGCTATGGGTGTCACTACAAGTGAAGTATTGATGCTTGATCATGCCTCAATGACAGCACACCCTAGCTTAGTTCATTTGTATGAGCAAATTGATTTTGATCATTTCTTTGATACAGAAGGTGAGATGGAATTTGCAAATGCATCAGACTTGCCTAATATGCTTAATGACAATCATCCATCTTCTGATCAACATCTGTTATTCTGCCGAAAGGTAATAATTCCTCATCTTAAAAGCAAAATGAACATTTGACAATATTAATTAAAGAGTATATAATAGTAATATGAGTACTAGACAAAATACAGACTACGGTTATGAGATACAGAAAGTGTATCTTGAAATGATGATGAGCGATGCTGAAAGCTTTGTTCGATGCCAGGCGGTATTTGATCCTGATGCATTTGATAGACGCTTGCATGACGGAGCAAAGTTCTTAACAGAGTATGTTACAGAACACAATGCCCTGCCTACATTTGATATGTTAAACGCTGCAACTCGAGCAGACTTGAAAGATCCAGGTGTGCTACAAGAGAATCATTATGATTGGTTGCTTGCAGAGTTTGAAACGTTTAGCAGACACAAAGCATTAGAAGCGGCTATTCTTAAGAGTGCTGACTTGCTTGAGAAAGGCGAGTATGGTAGCTGTGAAGAACTAGTAAAGAAAGCTGTACAGATTGGTTTACAGAAAGACTTGGGCACAGACTACTTTGCTGATCCGCGCAAGCGACTAGAATCAATTAAAGATACAAACGGACAAGTGAGCACAGGTTGGGCTGCTATGGACAAGAAATTGTTTGGTGGCTTTAACAGAGGCGAGCTGAACATCTTTGCAGGTGGTTCGGGTGCAGGTAAGAGTTTGTTCCTTGCTAACATCGGCGTTAACATGGCTGAGAAAGGTATGAACGTTATGTATCTTACACTTGAGCTTGCAGAAAGTCTAGTAAGTATGCGTATTGATAGTATGCTTACAGGAATCAGCACACGCGATATCTTTAAGCAGATTGATGATGTTGAAATTAAAGTACGCATGATTGGCAAGAAGAGTGGAGCATTGCAGGTCAAGTATATGCCAAGTGGCAAGACAGCAAACGACATTCGTAGTTACATCAAAGAGTATGAGATTAAGTCAGGCAAGAAAGTAGACGTACTACTAATTGACTACTTGGACCTGCTCATGCCAGCAAGTATGAAAGTAAGTGCAGAGAACTTGTTTATCAAAGACAAGTATGTGAGTGAAGAACTACGTAACTTGGCAATGGAATTACAGTGTGTGTTTGTTACAGCAGCACAGTTGAATCGTGGAGCAGTTGAAGAAATTGAATTTGACCACTCGCACATATCAGGTGGACTGAGCAAGATACAAACAGCAGACAACGTGTTTGGTATCTTTACATCTAGAGCAATGCGTGAACGCGGACGCTATCAGTTACAGCTAATGAAGACACGTAACAGTTCGGGCGTAGGACAAAAGATTGACCTAGGCTTTGACGTAGACACACTGCGCATCATAGACTGCGATCAAGATGATGACGACTCGTACTCCAGTGCAGGAGCAAGCTCAGGAGCAAGCTCAATTGTCAACAGTCTCAAGCGCACCAACAATGCATCAGAAAATCCAACAGATGGTGCAACCGCGCCCAAAGTACGAGCTGCTACAGACAGCACCAAACTAAGACAATTTCTAAACAATCTAGGAGACGACGAGTAATCATGATCCAACTACTAACATCAGCACAAGCACAGCAGTACGTACTAGACGATCCAGTACGTGCACATATTACAGCAGAGTTTAGAACCACACAGGGCAGACAAGTGTGGGCACTATACGAAGATCAATATGCTGTTGCTGATGAACCAAGTGATCATCCGTTGGCTATTATCTGTGTTGCATACACCAATGCAATTCCCAAAAACGAACTAGAACTAGATTGGTTCAGCAGTGCCAGCGGTGAACTAGCAGTAAGTACTGACACTGCGGTATTCTACACTGTGTGGAGTTACGAACGAGGCTGCGGTACTCGCATAGTCAACGCACTAGCACAACACATACGCAACACTAGACCAGAGGTCACTCGTTGGGTAACACTAAGTCCTCTCACAGACATGGCCAAACGTTTCCACCTCAAGAACGGCGCTGTGCACCTAGCTGTATACGACACTGATCAAACCTTTGAATACACACACTTAATGAAAGGAACAACATGAACAATTTATTTCAAAACATATGGAGCCCTTGGCAACTACAACGGGTACAACAACTGATTACAGGAGGAGACATGCCTTGGTTTGTGTGCATAACAGACTACTACGGAGATGGAGAAACAGTGCATCTGGGCAATCACAAGTGGCAGCACATTGCCTATCACAAAGATCTCAGCCAAACACACCTTGCTCCGTACTTAGAAATGGCTGTGGGAGATGCACTGAGTAGATCGGGCCAAACTGACATTGACATTATTAGAATACGATGTAGTGTAACAGGAATGACTCCTGAAAATCATATAGCAGACCCGCATGTCGATACCGATTTTGCACACCGCACTGCACTGTTCTATCTCAATGACTGCGACGGCGACACTATTATGTACAAAGAAAGGTTTGACCCTCAACGAGGATTAGATCAAACGGAATATTATAAACAACATATAAAAACACCTACAGTGGACTATACTATTACACCACGAGCAAATCAAATGGCCTGGTTTGATGGCCTAACATACCATAGCTCAAATAGTCCAACTAACTCATCTCAGCGATTTATAATTAACGTAAATTACACAGCTCGCGATTCAGAACAAGCGCGAAGCGCCCAGCGCTAGATCCGCACAGCCGCGAAGCGGTTAACGCTTTTTTAAATACAGCGTTAACTCTGCGCATACAGCTACTTAAATAACTTTGATAGCCCGCACTATACCTCAACATCTAAACACGCTGTACGAAGCGCACGTGCAGCCCTAGACGCCATTATAAATCCACTCTAGCCACACTAAATCTACGGTCATTTGAAAGTGCTAGCTGTGCCAACACACAGTGCGCACTTGACACAAACTCTAGACAGTTATAACTAGGCTGAGTGCACTCTATGCGATTGTGTACAAACAAGTCAATTGACAAGGCAAACACAAGAGCGTCTATAGCCTGTGTGTCTTTAACAGTGTTGAAGTTGAATTGCAAGGTGTGTGCATGCGTGTGTATTGTATCAATTGTGTTCATACCGTATTTAACAGTACTTGCACACAGTAAGAATCCTATTCTTACCTTGTAGCTGGACCGAACACTCGCAGTAAGCTACTAACGTACACAGAGAAAGAGCTAAAGCTCTACAGCTCGTTGGGAAGTCTTTTACTTCGTAAAGCGACCTCTGCACTCACTGTGTGTGCTACGCTCGAAAAAGGTTCTACAGAGATTAAAAAAAATATGCGCAAAAAAATTAGGACTGTGATTATATACAGTGGAAAGGTTTGTGTAGCGTAGAAAAAATGCGCTGCGATATCTTGGGGTGGAGTACTTATAGAAGTTGGTAGGTGATTTTTACCCCTTAACTTTCCATTAAGCGTTAGCTGTAGTTATTAGCAAATATCTTTATATAGCCCCCGGGCCCGACAAAATAAAAAAAAGAAATAAATTTTTTTTCCATTAACTAAAGTCAAAAAAAGACGTAGTGCAAAAACACTACGCCCCCGGGGATGGGAAAAAGACTCTTGACTTTGTGACTATCCTATGCAGCCAACAGTGTTAGCATACTAGCAGTGACCTTCCAGCGTCCTTCCCTTACTGTGTCTACTACTACAGTCTTGGTGTTGACCTTAGTAACTGTGCCTTGTACAGTTGTGCCACGCTTGCTAGCAAAGCTAACATAGTCGCCTATGAACAAGCCACGGGCGCTCTCCTTGGCAATGTATGTCCTGCGCATCTTGATTGCATCCACTACACGGTTAAGCTCTGCGCTATCCATACGTGCTACTTGGTCTATTACAGTGTTCATCATAGTCATTAGTATAACTCCTCTACAGTTTGAGTTGGGTCTAGTTTAAGTAGTTGTTCAGCTGCCTTGCTGAGTGCTCTATACTTCTTCATTGCCTGTGCTTGGCTTATCTCTCCATCACAGTGTAGGTTCTCAGGTGATAGATCACAGTCAAGTTGCTCAGCTATTGCCTTGCGTCCTGATGCTGTGTCTAGTGTGAGTAGGTTAGTCTGTCCGAAGAATGCGTTCCAACGATTCTTCTCTTCAACGTATTTGTTTAATGCTTGCATAGTTTGCCCTCTTTGCTTTATTGTTTAACTGTATACAGTATAACACCGAAGTGCCATACTGTCAACCTCTTATTGCGCTACTAGGTATGCTTCTTTGTTTGGGTCTGCTCTAAGGCTTGCATCAACATTAATGCTGCCTTTGACGAATGCATATGGCTTATCCCACGCACCGATGTAGATGTTAGTGTAGTGGCTACGATCAAAGTAGTCAGTCATCGAATCATCATTGTTATAGTAGTTGGTACCTTTCATAGCAGCCAACAGTTCGTTTAAGAACGCCTTATGAATGCGTGAATAGTGTTGATCGATCCAGTACTCATTCACTTGAATGTAACCTTCACCATGTGTGAAGTAATCACTGAAGTCAATTGCGCCTTGTGTGATCTTAACTACTAGAGTTGAGTAATGTCTAACTGAAATGCTGCCCTTCATGTTATACTTCTTAAGAACAGCTTTGATTCCTGGAGCTAGTTCTGCTTTGTCCTGCTTGCTTACATATGCCATGTCGTTTGCCCTTATGGTTTATTTAACTTATACTAACAGTATACGCTCTTATGCGCATACTGATCGGTATTCACCAGTTTTGTTATTTTGCTGGAGATGCATCGGTCGACCACGCTTATCTTTCTGGGTTAACTCCCTCACATACAACCATTGCTCAATATTTTTCATTTTCTCTTCCTTTTCTCATTTTGTACATACAGTATAACACCTGGATGCTACTCTGTCAACCCCTAATATTCAATTCTGTCATGTACATGAACTGGGTTGCTACCGTAGGTTTCACCAAAGCGGCTGTCACTTGAGTAAACAAAGTTACCACCGAACATAGTATGTCGTCCAACGCCTTCTGGTTTAACATGCATCCTGTTGCCTGCCTTACCTGGAACTAGGATCACATACTCATTGAGCTCAGCTTGTTCAGCAGTGATAGGTCCGCTCACACAAGGAACAACCATCATATTTGATTCGTCGCTGGTAACACCACGTGCGCTACAATCAATGCCTGCGTTACGGTAAACGTCAACTCTTAGATAATTCATATTGTTTGCCCTTTTTGCTAGTTTGTATATACATTATAGCACCGAAGTGTCATCTTGTCAACCCCTAATTTACTCTAAGATCAAGAATATTTGTGTAGTACTAAAGTTTGGGATACTTTCGCCCATCTCTTGGTCTGTGTTCTCTGAGACTCCGATCACCTTGATAGTATCATCAATGTCACCACTGTATGCCTGTACAGTGTCCGCGAGTTGATCAGGAGTCATGTTCTTTAGGATGTCAAGTAGTTCTGCGTAGATCATCATTATTCGCCCTTTGCTTTATTGTTTAATATGTATATATTATAGCATGGTATTGCTGGGTTGTCAACCACTCATTTGGTATTTAGAAAAGAAAAAACCCCACTCAGTAAGGGCATACTGAGCAGGGCTTCTAAAAAGGTAGCAAAGCGTGAGGGCACAAGCTTTTACTACCAACTACCGCACAGTTCTTAATGGCTACTTCGGCTTCTTATGAACTAGCTTGGACGAGGGCACATCCTTACTAGCTCTGTTCGGACAGCTTCGATCGAGGGCACAATCTAGTCTGTCCTTGTTGGGCAACACCACAGGGTGCGCTGCTGCCCTTACACATGAAGCGGAGCGTTATGCTCGACGCATAACGGTATTTTCCGCCATCGCTTCCCACTTAGTTGGGAAAGCTTCAGCTAAGTCTGCTACCTTTAGTACTGTACGAAGTGACAGTTCGCGTAGCTTACTCATATTCATTTCAACAAAGTCCATGATGTCAACTTTAACATCTTCTGACAACTTACGATCATCCAACATGCCATCTGAGATGACTTGCTTTATACGTAATACTTTCTCTTTGTCGGTATCGATAGTTAGATCCATGTAGTGACAGCGTGACTCTAATGCTTCCAAGTGCTCACGCAACTTGCCTTTGACTTTATCAAACTTCATGTTTGTGATAAAGATTGCACTAGCTTCAAACTTAAACTTGTCTGGCACACCTTCGTTGCGCAACTTGAATGAATCAGTGTTCCAATGGATCCAACGATTCTTCTTGCTGTCTAGTGCTGCCTTCAATATGTTCAAGCTTAGGTCATCCTGGAAGATGCTGTCACAGTCATCAAACACAACTACCTTACCTTTGTCTGCCATCTTGTACAACTTGCAGTAGAGACCAATTGGCGACATAGCACCTTTGATGACTTCGTGTGTCTTGCCTGCTCCCATCATCTCCATAGTTGCATAACGATCCAACACTTCCTCAACACCGTGGCTCTTGCCTACACCCGGAGGACCGGAAACAATCATTGCTCTGACGCTTCCCTTTTTGACGGCTTTGGTCATGTCTTTGAGCATGTCAAATCGTTCTCTGATGCGCTCTACAATTTCAGCGTCTGACTCTTCAACGACTTCTGTTTTGACATCATCTCCAACCAGCTCGTAATCCTCTGGGTTATTACATTTGATCTTAATGTTACGATTTGGTAATCCAATAACAGTAGTACTGTCAACTGTAACAGCTCCACCACTAGTGCCTAGAGTAAACTCTTTGGCCATTGGAAATATCATACCGCTCATATCTGTTTCTTTGCCACGTAGTCTGTAAGTACCATTTACTATCTTAATGTTCTGCATGTTTTGCCCTGTCCTTTGTTTAACGTTTATCTAACTGTTATATACAGTATAGCACACACACTAGCACTTGTCAACCTTTTTCTTACTGGCTCCAGTAGGTTTCTGAGCTGGGAGACATGAACAGCGGCGTGTTCACTGACTCAGTATACTCTTTCCCGCTCATCATGTTGACTCGTGTCACAGTCTTCTCAATGTTCTTAGCATAGTATTCTGACTCGGCAATAGCCATTGTGAACTGAGGTGCGTCGGGTTCGTTGCCCAGCTTGCCCCGTGTCTGAGCCCACGCAGTGTTGAAGCGAGTCAGTGCTGCCTTTGCTGCTGGTACAGTCTTGTATATCTTGTCACGCAATTGCGCAGGAATAGCTGTGGTGTCTTTGCGGTAAATGATGTAGCCCATGTCGTGCCCTTTGTGTTTACTTAATTTGTAATACTATTATAACACCTAACAGCTAACCTGTCAACCCCTAATTTTCAACCCATCTAGTTCATCTTTATGATAGTCCCTGCCACGGCGCAGGATGTCTTCAAAGTCTTCGCTATAGTGATCGCACCAGTGCAGGATGTTAGCAATGATGTCTCCCGGGTGGTCCATGCAACCGTCCTTTAGGATTAGGTCCGTTGCATCCACACTCTCCCTGCGGCCTTCTTCTACTAGACTGCAATCAAACTCTGGTGAAACTAAAGGAGTTGGGTCATAGCTCATTTACATACTCCAGTAGGTTTCGGAACTGGGTGAACAATAGTAGGGAGTGTCGTAACGCTCCTTAAACTCTTTGCCGTTCATCATGTTACGAGATGTAACCATTGTTTCGTGAATCTCTGTACGCCACTTGGGTGCAGGATACATCTTAGCATAGTGCAGCTCACAAGCAAGCTTAGGTGATCCTAGTGCGCCACAACCGTCACGCTTCTCTACTAGGCGTTCGCCTGACTTGGTTCTTGCATCCGTCTTATAAAGTTCTAGTGTATACATAATTTGCCCTCTGCTTTATTAACTTATACATATAGTATAGCATCTATTACAGGATTGTCAACCCCTAATTAACAGATAATATAAAATAACCAAACAGTATAATGCCGCCAACATAGGCTGTGGTATATACTAGACTACCAAGACACTGCATCAGGAACCTGGTCTCTTCATTACACTCACTGCATCGAGGAGCAAAGAACTGCTTCTCCAATGTATGACAGCTAACACAGAACGCCATTACTTCAACTCCTTCAAGTAATCGTTTGAGTAATTTCCCTTCATAAACTCTGCAATCAATTGGTAATCACCATCTGTAAAGTCTTTGAGCTGGGTACCAAAAGTCACACCATAACGGATAAGCATCCCGCCTACATGGCTTAGCTCATTGAGTATACGTAGACCACCTTCTTTCAATTGCTTGAGGCCATGTATCTTACCAAAGTCTTCGGAGTAGTCTTGCATCTGGCGCCCTACGGCTGCAAGTTGCTTCTGTGCTTGGGGAGTTTCAAATAAGTTTTTCATGTGTGCTTGCCCTTTTGTTTGTTTATAATACTATTATAACATCTAAATGCTAGTTGTCAACTCCTAATTACAGTGTCTCTCTGGTATGACCTCAAAGATCATATCCATAACTTCTTTCCAATCAATATTATTTTTAGAACGTTGTCTAGCAGGAGGACCTGGCCTCTCTGATGTAGGAGGATTTCTATTTACTCCGCCTTTAGATACTTTACCTTCTTCAATCATATCTTTACTTACACCTTGCTTACCCAAATTCCAATAATTATTAACCCATCATACGACTTAGTCGTATGATAGGTTTTGTCTTCGGATCTAAGTTTTTGTAGATTAAACCCACTCACCTTTCTTAATGAAACCATGAACTCCGAAATTACTATCACCAGTCTCCTTCTTCATTTTATCTATAGCTTCGTTTTCAACTTCGGTACTTTTAATACCTTTAATATACTTATGATTGGTAATTTTACCAGTCTTAAAATTAAGCAAGTGAAATCCATCATATGATTTAGTCATATCAGCTTCATGTATATTACTTTCTTCTACTTTATTTAACAATTTCTTTGCTAAACTCATAATTTAATTTTCCTATCATACCAGTTTGAATATCTAAAATTACTAATACTTAATATACTTAGGTCCAAAATACTTCTTGGTCATAGAATTGTGATCTCTATTCATTATTTCAGTAGCTCTTTCGAGTTTCATACTTTTAATATTATTATGGAAATCTTTAACAATTTGACTATGGTCTCTTTTAGCTTCAAAATAACCAGTATCCCAATTTATTGTCTGAGTCAATTCGTTTTGGAATGTGCAGTCTGGTACGTTGCGTAATTGTGTTGACATTGTATAGTGCTCCTCTACTTGTTTAACTTATACATATACTATAGCACCACAATGCTATCTTGTCAACCGAAAAGTTGGTGTCCCCTACAGGATTCGAACCTGTGACCTACGGCTTAGAAGGCCGTTGCTCTATCCAGCTGAGCTAAGGAGACATATTTGGTGGGCCCTCCGAGACTCGAACTCGGAACCTACGGATTATGAGTCCGGCGCTCCTGCTGGTCCGTGTACGAGTATTTTTATGCCGTGATCTTCAACCGCTTCCAACACTGTCTGAATTAATATAGCCATTTTTTTACATTCCGTTTTTGATAAAGTTTTTGTTTATGTTTCGGTTTATTGTTCGCCGTTTTTATCGGCGCGTTCTCTTGCTGCCTCGTCAGTGTAACCAGATTTATATCTGGCATTTTTACCAGTTAAAAGTTTTGCGCGAACATGTAACAAACATTCATCGCGGGTTATTTCTTCCATTTTAAAAACGACTTCCATGCAAGCTTTTAAAATCGCCATTCTATCTTTGACGATTTGCATATCAACTTCTTTGCAATAAATCGCTTGTTTTTTAACTTCGTCTAGCAAATCTCCAGCAGCTATAGACATTTGAAGAATGCAGTCCATTCGCGTATTTCCACTAAACCGAAGAACAAAAATGCAATGCGGAATTTCAATTCCATATGCTTCTTGTAAACCGGCCATATAAAAAAGAGTGTCGCCTAACTCTTCAACAGTATTTATACGATCATGGTTTAGCAAAGCCTCTGTAAGCTCTGCAACTTCACCGACTATACCGATTGCCATGTGCAAACAGTGGGCGGTTTCTTGATTTAATCCTAAGATTATTTCGCCGCCATCTTTTGCAAGAAGGTTTACCATATCAATATGGTCCAATTCCAAATCGTGATTAAATTCTGTCATTTTTAAAACTCCTGAGTTTATTAATTTAATTTTAAATACCTTCTTTTTCTAACCGTCTTTCAGTCTCCTTTATTAAAATTGGTAGCCAATCTGGACCTAGTCCAAAAACGCAAGTTTCACGGTTCGCTATGCGTCTTTCTATATAGTTGATCGTGTTATGCAAATGTGCCGAACTCATTGCAGTTACATGATGAACTACACCATCTTTTGCGAGCCAAACTTTATTTTCAAGACAGTGTTTTATATATTTTATCTGTGTACTGAAATTAAAACTTTTATAAAAATCTATCTGTTTTTTTGCGCTTTCTGGCGTACTAGCAATATAGGGATTTGTGTCGCCGTAAAAATGAAAGTCTATTGCCAGTAGCTTTTTTGGCTGCTTTGCAGAACTTTCGTATGGAAATTCTACTTTTGTTTTTCTATGCTCTGGCTTTGGAACAACTGGTGGCGGAATATACGGCACTGTGCCGCAATTCCATCGCGCAGCGATAGCACACGATCTAAATCTTCGATAACGGTTTGCAGTGTTTGGTAGTCCATATTATTGTACCCATACATGGTTAAACTTGGAAGGAAGGTTATCACAGCTGAAGATCTCATCTGTGTAGTTCACAACCTTAACACATTCGTTGGTGGCGTAGCTGAAGTACGCATCTGGCATTGATAAAGCACTGTTGGCTGCAATTGCTATTGCTATTGTGCCTGCTAGTACTAGTCCAGTTGTTAATGTCTTATTCATTGTGTTTGCCCTTTTGCTTAACTATACATATAGTATAGCATCTTTAACGCAGTTGTCAACCCCTAATCCAAAAAAAAGTGCCGTTTCCGACACTTTTCTTTCGCTAGTTCAGCTTCTTATGAAACGAACATCTTAGCGCGACTTCCAGCAACATCACGTGCTGTCACAGCATAGCGAGTCTTGCCAGTTGTAGCAACATCAGTCTTAACGTTCAAGCCAGCAGCTCGAAGCTCGGACATACGTGCAGGAAGGTTCTTGATACCAAAGCGAGCGTTCGCATCAGCAGCAGTTAGAGTCTTGCCAGTACCACGTAGGTATGTTTCTAGGAAAGTCTTTTGGTCAGTCTTAATAGTTGTAAAGCTCATTTAAATTACCTTTTCAGTTTAAGTGTCAGCCAGGATGTTTCCTAACTGTTATATACAGTATAACACCTTTTTTGCCTTTGTCAACCTCTCATTTAGATATAAAATGGAACATCAAAACTGTTGTCTGTAACAGCGCCATGGACCTGATCACGCACATATCTTTTTTCGATATATCAGAAACTCAATCAGCCCGGCCAATATCTGAATCTTTTTATATGTGCGCTCGATAAGCCAAGCAATTCCCCACATCACGCAAAAAGTGCCGCTTATGTAAATAATAACTAAGCTCAAGCTTTCAAAATAATTCATTTGTTATCACCTATAGGGTTAATGACTAGTACGTTCTTTATCAAGTCAGCTAAATCGTGATGGCTCCACAAAGTAAGCTCAGGCGGTTCGCCTCTAATCGCATTGACCGAATCAGTTAGTATGACGGCCTGCATTTCAATAGTTGCAGCAGATATCTCGGCCTCTTCTCGAAGCTCTGCTATCTCGGCGTCTTTGTCTGCTACGGCATCCCTATAAAACTTTATCTGGGCTTGATCGTTTCCTATTACGTTCCCCATTTCTGCTATGGTGGCTTGGAGTTGTTTTACTGCTAGATAGTCTGCATCGCCTTCAAATAGCAGCCATGGATTTTTTGTTTCAGGGGTTAGTATGTAGGTAGCTTCCTGCATCCCAACTCTGTCTCGGTGTTGTATTTTCACTTTACTCTCGCTCATAGCGAATACACCCCGTATCTCTTGCCATTCCTCTCAACCATTGTAGTAACTACCTTATAGCCCTTCTTTCTAAGCTGGAAGGCTACATCACCAAGCCTTAGACACCCGTAATTCCTTAGCGCCATTAGTGGTGATACTGTCTTGCCATTCTTTAAGTCTCTAAGCATCATGTCTTGATATGTCATGGTCTTCCCCTTAGTTAATTATCTGCAAACTCTCTGGTTTTCCCACTGACGGGTTCTAGTGTTGTACACAGACTCCATACGACAGCGACTAGTGCCAATTGGGTTTATGCCAATAGGGTTAATAGGTCTAATCCGTGGAGCTTGGATAGGCGCTATTGCAGGTGATCTAATGGCAGGCACATCAATTACACTGTCACAAATCTGCTTTCTTATTGCTGGCGTACCTGCGTTGTAGTCATGGTCTACAAATACCCATCTACATGCGGCACTTGCGGTGCTTGATAGAGCTGTTAATAGTAATACTGCTAGTAATTTATTCATCTTCATCAATCTCCGATTCCATTTTGTCTACAAAGGCATCACGCCTAACGTTTTTAACTGATTCCTCAAAATACTGCTCATCTTCCCTTTCCTCTTCGTTCAAGCATTCGAGGCAGCATATCTCACCTAAATCCCCGTCTGAGTCATCAACCGATTCGGTTTCATCGCCATCTATTAAACAATCACATCTGTTGCAGTAGAACATGCTCATGGCTCATTGCCCCTGTCATCGTAATTAAGCTCATCAATAGCCAACTGCTTTACAGCATCTTTATCAACGCAGCTAGTAATCCATGTTTTTACTTTCCCGCACTCACTTCTAAGCAAAACGCTCTGCACTACAACGTCATAAGGTTCTTCTGGCTCATTTAATGTTTGAGCCCTGAATGGCTGCACCCAGCAATTAACCTCAACTTCAACTTCAATAAATACTTTTACAATCTTTTCATTTCTCATAAACTTCCCCTTAGTCTGCTAGTTTCATCATATCCTCATAATTCATGCCGCAAGCTGTGGCAATCCTAGTGAGCTTCTTAATGCTATCCGTTTTACCGGCCCTGTAATTAACTACCGTATCTTCTGATACGTTTAATGCCTTGGCTAGTTCAGGACTGCTAATATCCCCTCGAATCATCGCCATTTTTATACACTTCTTTATCTTGCTATCGCTCATTGATGTTGCTCCTTGATTAACCCTGACTATACTCTTAATCTTTCATCACGCAAGCAATACTTTTAATCCCCGTGATTTAATTACGCTTTAAATGAATTAGGGCTTGTTATCCCAATACTAAAGATATAAAGTAATTACTCAATTCATTAACGGGGATTCACAATGAGAACACTATTACAGCGATACGATTTTGTTGCAGAGAATAAGCAGGATAACGAAAACATTACTGGCGACGCTCTTGTGGGAATGGTTAGAGGCTTAATTGTTCGCATGGAAGACAATAACTTAACCGAGAGCGGCAAGCATGAGCGGATAGGCGAGCTTATCTGTGTGGCTATTCGTGAACA